GAAGGTTGAGTAGATGTAAAAACCTCTCTACCCATACCCATCCCGCCACGCCTTCGCTGGCGTGGCCTCCTTCGTGGTCTAGCTGGCCTAGCAGCTAAACGCGCACGAGCTATATTATAACTACGTGTTCCCCTCGAAGGAAGTTTTGGGGCTTTCTTTTTAAATTGACGTTGTCTCTTTGGTCTCTGAGCTAAAGCCTGATATTGCATATCGGGCCGTCTTTTTATTAGGTGCACATTTACAAACCCTAACAAACTCTGAGGGTACAATGGAATAGCACCGGTAGCTTCACCAAGGAAGAGACGACGAAGTTCATTCTCGGTCGGTATCTGTCGATATGCGGACTGCCACTCAGGGCTACCACTCAAAACAACACCATATTGCTCAACTAACCAAGATATGAGCTCCCGTAAATAACCAACCATAGCAGGATCAGCGTAACTCACACGCAAATATGCACCTGCACGCAAAAGCGTAAAAGCTGGATTATCCGGATCGCGTGAATAGAGGAGTGACGTGAGCAACTTGTCTCTAGCATACAAGGGTATAGCAACACCATCTTTAAAAACTGTATGCGCAGACAAAAAATCCAACTCCTCTACGGGACGTGGGTCTAAAGAATCCGTTGTGGTCGTGATTCCCAAATTAGCCCAAACTTCAATTAAATTTCGAGCATTGAAGTATTTTACTGCCTCGTCTGACACAGTCCAGGTATTGTCATCACCACACAAAGCCAAAGCAAGACTTTCATCAAATGCCTTGTAGGTGCAACATTCATCCGGGCTCACCATTATCCATCCGTACGCAAGTAACAAATAAAGGATCAACGTGTTATCAGAAATTGTATTAACTGATCCACTGGGATTACCAGTTGTCTTCATAACAAAAACCCCCTCTGACGTTATAATAAGTGTATTAATCAAATTCCGATAATACACACGAATTCGAGTAAAATTGTCAGGGGTCTGATCTTCCAGACGTAGCATCCGCCAACGAAACGCAGCCATGCTCCACATAAGATAATTACGGAGCGAAGAATCATACTGCGATTCATCAAGAGCAAAACCATTTTTGTGGCGTCGTAACTTACGATAAAGCTCATTCCACCCACCTTTCAATGGGGAAAAGCCAACCACGCTCGGCGTCTTGAGATGGGAAGCATAAAACTTCTCATT